ACAGTTTGTCAGAAACGATGTTTACCATCCGGCCCACGAGGAACTGAGGCGGCAAATGGGACAATTCACCACTGCACAGGTTGGCATGGCCGCAGACATCAAGACAAACGCCACCGATCTCGCTGAATTGAAGTCGTCAATGATGTGGCTGTCGCGACTGGTGATCGGAGCGCTCGTGCTGGCGATCGTCACTTACGCATTTCAGAAGCTTGTAGTGAGATAAAAAGCGCAAAGATGAGCGCTTATGAAGGGGCCAGCCAAGGGCATGCGTTCTGGCCCCAACCACAACCAAAGAGCGGGATGCATCCCAATCGCGGAAGTGGATGTCCGAGGGCGCGGAACGTGAGATAAGCATGGTTCAGGCTACGCCGACAGTCCAACGCTACGACTAGGCTACGGGCTTGATGTAATCCTTGACTCGATCACGTTCCGCGTCCGCTCTAAAAACTAAAGTTTACAAACGAACACGCAGAACAAGGAGCAACCTCCCAATGGCAAAAGATGATAAGAAACCGGATCGACCAGATTCGAAGCCGACTCCACTTGGCCCGCCCGATCCGTTGCCGCCTGCACCGCCGGGAAAACCGGGCATTCCAGCAGGCGATGAAGATCCGGGGGTTCCTGTGGGGCCAGGATCTAAGCCGGACAATCCGCCGCCGAATGGATAGACCGCAATAATGTTAAGGCATGGGATTCTGATTTTCTGTATTCGCTGTAAAGGCGGTGACGAGTGAGGCCGACTTGCTTGGCCCAGATAAATAAAGGTTGTCGCACGCCGTTGAGTGTTAGGTATACGGTATTACGCTTATTCCCGTTCTGTTCGTCAATAGTGGCCCATCGAACATTTAGAGGCCAGTTATTTGCAAGACACTCAGAACACGAGCCGCACGAATAATGTGCGTTATTGTCGATGCGATCAATGGTCTTATTCTCAGGTCTTGGTCCTGCGATTTTCAGAAAATGAGGAAACTCCTTAAACCCGTAGCAATAACGTATACCTCGCCCGCCGTAGATGTGGAACCACTCATTCTTCGGGTTATCGATTCTCGCTTTCAATTTCTTCCAAGATGTATATTCACGAGACTCATGGTTTCTACTCGTTGCGCCGTGCTTTGCTCGAAGTCTGAGCTTCTCGTCTCCGTAGCAGCCGCAAGACTGAACCATTCCACGAAACATGGAACGAGCATCAGCGACGTGACGCTTTCCACAGTCGCACGTACAATTCCAGTAGTAACGAATCTCATGCTTCGTCTTGGACGAATGAGAGAAAGACTGAATGACCGTGCGATTAAATCGCTTTCCTTCAAGACCAAAGCTATACTTCGATTTAGGCATCTGGTAGCTCCGTTTCAGCTATTGGAATGGGCCGCGAGGGATTGGACCTCCTCTCGTGGCTCTGCCTATTTTAGCACGGAGATGGCCATATGAGCGCATTTCCCGCCACTGCCGCCGATGGAAAGAGACTGCTCGCCTCAGTTAACGAAGTAACTTTGCTGCGAGATGTCCTGGTGCGGGAAATTCGCGCGTTGGGAGCCCTGTACGTCGTCGGGAAGCGCCGCCCTATCTCAGAACTACCAGAAGACAAACAAATGCAGGTACGGGCCGCTTACGCAGACACAGGCTGGGCATCAGACTACTGTGTTGAGATTCAAGGCGTCTTCACCAGTCTTGGACTCGCAGATCAAGCTTGTAAGGAACGTGGTACAAATTGGTTCTATACAAAGGTTCCAATCGACTCCGTTCTCCCTGATGAAGTAGTATTTGGCGAATGGGCGCATCAGTTCCCCGGCTCGGATGCAACCGAACTTTATGAAAACTTGAGAGCGGCGACTGTCGCGGTGCCAGTCAGTCAACTGCGAGTATTGGAGGAAGAAGCAACGCGACTGTTGGAGATAATCAAATCGGCTCGCGGCACAATGGAGAATTCTTCCTGAAGACGATGAAATGCAACTCTCACCCTCTCCGATTACATGGACCGAAGTGTTCCGTCTCCTCATTGCCACTTCTATCGGTTTAATTCCTTTTCTCGTTTCAACTTATCGTAATAGAAAAAAAACGGACTTAGAGAACAAAGAGATTGAAGCTCGGGCTGAGCTCGCTCGCGTGAACGCGCGCAGCACCGAATTTAGAGACAGCATTGCGGCCGGCGAAGGCGTAGGCAAGTTATTGAGTGCCTTGATTGAAGCAGGCGACACGATTCACGAACTACAAGGGAAGAACTTCCAACTGGAGCAGGATAAACTTGGCGAAGATATGATGCGCCTGGATCTCAAAAAGGCGATCGCGTTACTCGCGTTTCACTCAATTCCCTTCCATACCGCTGAACACCACGACGTAAAGAAGATGGTGGAAGCCTATGAGAACTTAACTAAGCGGCAGTCGAAGGGATGAAAAGCAAACCTTGCAAGTCTCTTCTTAGACAAAAACCGCAACAAAGCCACAATTCCGTGATATATTCCCCTCCAAGTGACGCAGATCACTCGGACCTCCTGTGTTGAGGCTGAGCCTGTGGTGGGCGTAAAGACTCAGCCTCGTTTTTCCTCTCTTAGACTGCTATCAAAGGAATCCCTATGGCTATTTCTAAACGAACTGGTGGAATTATTGCAGGTGGCATGGCGACCCTCGCAGCAGGTACGGTAGCAATGTTTATGCTGCTGTCGTCGAACGTGATCGAAGTCGGGCCAGGAGATGATTTGCAGGCGGCCATTAACTCTGCTCCGTGCGGGGCGACGATTGTTTTACAGGCAGGCGCTACTTATGAGACTCGAGCGAATTTCACGCCGTATACACTACCCGATAAAGGCCCATGCAGCGATCCGATTACGATTACGTCATCCAGCGCCGCTCCGGCTGATGGCACACGGGTCACGCTCGCTGATCGCGCCCGGATGCCGAAACTAGTAGTGAAACAAGGAAGTGCGTTCTTTGAAGCGTCGCACGGCGCACACCACTATCGATTGAGTAATCTATGGCTAACAAACAAGGAGGGCGGGACTACCACGCAACTGCTAAGCATCAACGGCGAAGACATCGCGCATCCCGACCCGAGAGATCCGCAAGTCGATTGGCCGCATGACATCGTTATTGACCACTGCTGGTTTAATCCCGTCGAATGGGATCTCTACCCGGAGAAAAACCTCTGCTCAAGTGTAAATACCGCAGTCGGCATGGTCGGAATCAACGTCACTATTCGGGACAATGTAATGAAAGGATTCGGCGCGAGGTATGGGAGTGGGCAGGGAGCGGATCAGCCTTCGTGCGGCTCGGTTCTATTAGACGGAGAATCAGTCATCATAGGCACTGCGCCAGGGCCAATGCTGATCGACAACAATCAGATGGAAGAGTGGTTTGTCGCCTTCTTCATTGGCGGTGGTGATCCGGGATCGATGTATGGCGGCAAGGTGCTGAGCTCTCCTGCTCCCACACTCACCTCGGCCACGCTGGACAACGTAAACGGATTACAAGTCGGTATGGGGATCGCATTCGAAATGAATGCTGCCTCACCTACATTCACGAGCATAACCGTTGGCGTTGGAACGGTCACGGGGATAAGTGGCAATAACGTTAGCTTCACTCATTTGGTGGGCAAATGGGGCAAGACCGATAACTACATTCAGATCCCAGATGGCGCTGCCCGACCTAAGACTGTTGATGACGCCGGCGGCGTTGCTCCCTGCTCTCTTAACTATCTCGGTATTCCTTCGTGGTGCAGTCGTGCCTACTGGGGCGGCTATAACCCAAGTGACATCACTATCACCCACAACTACATTAACAAGCCAAAACGCTGGTATGACTACATAGGCACGGATGGAAAAGGATTCTTCGAAGCTAAGCTCGGAGTCCGAGTGTTGATAGACGGAAATATTTTTGAGGGGAATACGGGCTTTACCATCACAGTCAGGAATCAGGGAGGCCGCGCGCCGTGGTCTGCTATTAAGGATTTCACGATTAGCAATAATCTCGTGACGCGCTTTAGTGCGGGTTTCTATACGTTGTTCTTCGACAACGAGCAGCTATCAACAGAATCAAGTGACTTCGTATTCGATAATAATCTGATGTACGGAGAGTTTGATAATTCCGCACAGGCAGGATTCAGGCCACAGCTATTCCGTGGCTCTTACGGAAAGAACGTCCGAATCAGCCACAATACGATACTCCAGTCAGGTCGCATTATGACCTATGGCAACGGAACTGACTGGGCCGGAGTTGACGAGCTGTCTAATTTCGTGTTCAGGGACAATATCGTCGGCTGGGGCACGGATACACAAAGCGGTTATGCATGTCTCGACAGTCGCGACTTGCAAGTATGCACGCCGGGATATGTGTGGTTGAAAAACGCAATGATCGGAGCCCCTACTGGCCCCATCTATGAACAACAGTCATTGGCCACTTTCCCCGGTAATTGGAACCCTGCTGATATCGCAGCGGTCGGGTTCGTTGACCCGACAACGGGGAATTTCCGTTTAGCTGACTCCAGTCCTTACAAACGATCTGCTAGTGACGGCAAGGACGTTGGCGTAGACATGGATCAATTACTGGCGCATCTGAACGGGCCGATACCGATTTCCACACCATTACCCACAGCGAGTCCAAGCGCCACTGTGACAGCTACCAGTACGCCGACGCCGACAGTCGCACCGACAGTGACGCCAACTCCAACTCCCCAGCCCTCGCCATCTCCGACGCCATGTCCACCACTGTCAGTCCTATCTCGTGCGGAAATCATTGCTAAGGCCAACATTCGCAGCGGGCCAACTGTGTCCACTGCGCCGATCGGAGTAGCAAATATCAACGCACGAGGTTGGACGACAGGAACGCGTACAAAAGACCCGGCAAGCAACTTCTTTTTTATCTTCATTGGGTTTGACGATGGGCGCAAAGGGTATGTGGCGGATGCGCTGGTGAGGAATAAGTAGCTAAAACCTGGCAAGAAATCGAGTGCTTTACAGAGTGCTTTACATCTGACTTCGGCTGCCTTACAATCCACAGCCATGAAGAAAGACAGCAAACTTTGTAACTTCCGGTTGTCTCAAGAATCAGTTGAGTGCTTACAGCGACTTTCGGATCAGTGGACTTGTAGCATGACTGAGGTAGTTGAACGAGCGTTAGTGATTGCCGAGGCAGCCGTGATCGCTGCCCCTGAAACGACTGGTCTCCGCGAACAACCGAAATCGACCGCGCCAAAGGTCTCGGGTCGGGCTGAATCGGTAGCGCAACGTAAAGCGAGGGAAGCCAAAGAGCACGCGGAAAAACTGGCAGAAGCGGATGTTGTGGCCCGGATCGCTGGGCGTGACGACATTGAATACGACCTTGAAAACGTCCCGCGCCAAAGTTCTTTACACGCTGCTTTACAAACTCCCGCTCCTGTAAAGCACCACTATGAAGTCGAGGAACGGCAAGCTAAACCGCTGGCGAGACCGCACGGCAGTACTGAAGCTAAGCGGAGACGTGAGCAAAATACATAATCCGTACGGCGTGCGGAAAAGGAGCGGTGAGAAGTGATTCAGGTTATTCATTGTTTCAACTGCGGCATCGACGGGCCAATGCCCGCGTCGATTAAGTATGACTATCGCGCCGATACCTGTGGCCAGTGTCACCATCGAGATGCAAAGACGTACAGCTATTATTTTTGCTCGTTAGCCTGCATGGTCCAATTTATCGACAAGTATCGAGACGGGTTGCCATGTCTATCGTGCTCTATGACCGGATACGGCTTCGCGTTCAAGGAGAACGGGCCATGCTTACAATGCAGTGGCAGTAAGCGAGTCCCAGTTAGAGAGTGAGGAGAAGATGAGTTGAGTGCAAAATCAACATTTCTACGGAGCGTCTATGGCGTCGAGAAACGACCTCGCACAGCTAAATCAAAGTACGCCTTCTATCGCAAGGAGCGGTCTGAGCGTGAAGACGTTCTCCGTCGGGCCGCGCGGGAGCTTGAGCGCGTACTCGTGCGGAGGGAACAAATGCGCTGTCTGGAGCTGCCCCAATGAGTGACACAGACATCGTAAAAGCTATAGTTCGACAAGCCGCATTGGCTGTAATATTCTCCGCAATACGCAGGAACGACCTCGCGCGGTTATTTATGGCGCACTCAATACGCTTAATTGTTACACATAAAGAAGCTTGTCAACGATGGATGGAAGCGCGAAAGGAATCTACTAGCGCCACCTTCGTTTAATCGGTTAAACTCCCGAGTGTGCGTAATCGAGGTCTTGATTCCTAATGTCTTCCGCGTTTGAATGGTCTGAAGAACGTAGCAAGGCCGCGTTGGCGCTAGCCGAGGGTTGTACTCAGCAGGAGACGGCGAAGGAAGTCGGAGTTACCGATCGCACTATTCGTAACTGGTTGACAGAGCCTGAGTTTGCCACGGAAGTAGATCGTCTTTCGCTGATGATAGGCATTGCCAGCCGGGCGGAACGATTACGATTAGCGAACCGCGTCATCCGGGCGAAAATCAAAGAGGGCGTACCGGAAACTGAAAAAGACCTGCTCGACTGGCTAAAGTTTGCGCAGAGTGAAACTGATGGAGTCAGACTCGACCTTACAAAACTCGCTGCCGCCCTCTCTGAGAATGACGCACCTGTGGCCGATCAGGGATCGCCTGGAACTGATCAGTCAGCAGGCCCAACAGAAAGCGTCCGTTGATGAGCGGCGCGCGGCCCAGAATGACGCTGAATTAAAGGTATTCCTCTATGATAGTTTCGGCGTCCGCCTTCCTGATGTAAGAATCTGCCCGACTCACACAACTCCATTCCGCGCCTTTGCTGACGCTTACTTTGCCCGTTTTGGTGTGACGGTCTGGAAGGCTTCTCGTGGTTTAGGTGGTAAATCCTATCTCCTCGCTCTCTTAGGTCACTGTGAGGCAAATATGCTCGCAGCCGACGTGACCATACTTGGAGGTTCAGGCGAGCAGGCGTTACGGGTTATTGAATACCTGCAAAGGCTGTCCGGGGATGAAGAGAACACTGCACGCAGAACAATGTACGCCAGCGGTGGACGGGTTACTGCGCTGATGGCGTCTTCGAAGTCTGCTCGTGGTCCGCATCCCCAGCGAATGCGACTCGACGAGGTTGACGAGATGGAGTTGGCAATTCTTGACGCTGCAATGGGTCAGCCAATGGGAACGGAGAATGTTGCGAAGCAGACTGTAATGAGCTCGACGCACCATTACCCGGATGCCACTTTTACGGAAGTATTGAAACGCGCTGCCGAAAAGGGCTGGCCTGTTTATGAGTGGTGCTATAAGGAAACCTCGGCTGAACCGGACGGATGGCTTCAGCAAAGCGAAATCGAAAGTAAGCGCACGGAAGTCACGGCCTCAATGTGGGCCGCTGAGTATGACTTGCAGGAACCGAGCCCGGAAGGCCGGGCAATTCTCCCAGAAAAGGTTACGGCCTGTTTTCAGAAAGAATTGGGCGTGTTTCAAGGTTCAGCGGGTGAATATATTGAGATTGAAGCTCCGGTTAAGGAAGGGAAGTATGCCCACGGCTGCGATTGGGCGAAGGAAAAAGACTGGACGATCATTGACACTTGGCGCATTGACTGCCGCCCGATGAAGCGAGTGGCGTGGATTCGTTTAGGCCGAATGGCGTGGCCGACAATGATTCGACGCTTTAACGAGCGAGTGGTACGATTTGGTGGTGAGGCTTGCCACGACAAGACAGGGATAGGTAACGTTGTTGACGATTACATTACCGTGAATGCTGAGGGCGTGCTATTGACCGGACAACAACGGGCGGACGTTTTCACTGATTACATTGCCACAATGGAAAATAATGCACTCATTTCCCCGCAAATAAAGTATTGTGAAGGCGAGCACCGCTACTGCACGAACAATGATCTACGCGGGAGCGGGCATCCGCCTGATTCATTCGTGGCTGGCGCAATGGTGAACAGAGCAGCCACGAGAGCACAGTGGTCAACCATTTACTAACCCGAAATGCCTCGAAACTTCATCGAGAAACTAACTGACGCGGTAACACAACTGCGCGATCCTATTCCACAGAAGATGCTCGGTGATATTGAAACAAAAGCATCTCAAGTGCGCGCTGATGAGCGTCCTGACTACGGTCGTGCCCAAGGCTGGAGTGACTACTACTGGACGCAGTGGCCGAATTATCGCTCAGTGGATCGCCGACAGGATCTCGGGCGACTCGACGGCTCTTCCCTCGTGATGGCAGTGGCGAATTACACAGGAATAAGTCTCGCTGAAGCATTGCCAGTCGTAACTAAGCCCGATGGCAAAGGGGCGCAACAAGTCGAACCTGAGCACATTGCCGCGGATCTCATTCGTCGCCCTAACCCCTTCTCGATCTGGGCCGATTACTGTCTTATGCTGGGTTTCGAGTGGTGGATGGGGAACTTCTATCTCAAGAAGGTGCGGAATATCGCTGGGCAGATAGTCGAACTGTGGCATATTCCGCACTTCCTCGTACAACCGCGCTGGCCGGGGGATGGAGGCACGCCGACAGTCCCTCTCGAGGAAGCTGATAACACCTTCCTCACGCACTTCCAGTACAACCAGCCAGGTAAAGCCCCTGTATTAATTAAGCGCGCGGACATGGTTCACATCAAGCGCGGGGTGTGTGCGGACAATCCGCGCAAGGGAGCCGGGGTGTGGGACGGCGTACTTGAGGAACTCTACGGCGATAATGCAGTCGCGCGCTTCTCTGCTCAGATAATGAAGAACATGGGCATGGTGCAAGTGATGCTCTCGCCAAAAGACGGCGCCAGCGTCACCCCTGAGCAAGCAGCGCACATCAAGCAGCGATGGATTCAGCTATCGACCGGGGATAACGCAAATCAGCCAATGGTCAATCCGGTGCCGATCGATGTGGAGAAACTTGGATTCAGCCCAGATGAACTCGATCTGAGCAAACTTCGCAATGTTCCTGAGTCGCGCATCGCTGGCGTCACCGGGATTCCGGCGATTGTATTGCAATACATCGTCGGACTGGAGAATGGGCACTACGGCGCGGCTTACGAACAAGCGCGACAGCAGGGATATGAGAATGTGATCATTCCGATTCAGAATCACTTGTCAGAGGATCTCACTTGGCAAGTGTTGCCGGAGATTGATAACACGAAAGGTGCGCGTCTCGCGTTCGATATAACGAAAGTTAGAGTACTGGAAGAAGATAGAGATGCGCTCTATAAGCGGGAATCTGAGGCGTTGCGGTCTGGTGGCGTAACATTCGATCAATATCTCAAGTCGTTAGGCAAGGAACCACTAGGCTCGCCACTAGGAGATGTCCGCCTCATTCCTTCCACTTCCACGCCGATGACGCCGGAGAAGTTGAAAGCGGCAGCGAGTGATCTCACGCCTAAGCCTGAGCCGCAACCGATTGATCCCGCGTCACTGGCGAAGTTTGCGGACATGGAGCGCATGTTTGCTGAGATGGAGCAACAGATGAAAGGGTTTCAGGTTCAGGGGTGAATGTGGTCGGGGCGGTAGGACTTGCACCTACATGTTCGTTAGTTCGGCGGATTTTAAGTCCGCTGCGTCTGCTAATTCCGCCACGCCCCGATGACTGAATTATGAGCCTCCAACAAAAGATTCTCAAGCTTAAACTCGACGCTCTCGTAGCCGCGCGCCACGCTTCTTTCTGGCAAAAGGCCATCGACGAGCACGGCGAAGTTAAAGCAACCGCCTTCTACACTCACCTCGGGCTGAATCATCTCGAAACAAAATCAGGAGTTGAGTGGGAAGGACTCACTCTCTCCCGTGAACCAAAGGAGCACGAGAAGATCGCCGTCAAAGGCGTAGCTCAGGCTCAGGAATCATCCCAGGAAGCAATCGGCAAGATTCTTCTCGCGCTCAGGGAGGAATTGATCACAGACGGTCTCTCAAGTATCAAGAAACTCAAACCCCAAAATCTGCATGAGTTAGTTCTATCCCCTTCAAAAGAATCCTACAGCGACCTGAGAGATCGTCTCATCAAAGTGCATCGTAGGGGACGATTGCTGGTTATTGATGAATTGACAAGCGGACCCGAGAAAGCCGCGCCTCAATTTCATTCCCATGCGCTTGATTGTTACCTATTCGATGACGGCGGCTGTACCTGCCGGGGATTCAAAGCCGCCGCTGAAGACGAATTCGATGAACTGGATGATCTAACCTCTCTCACAGAGAGCCGTGTAGCGAACGACGTTCAAGCCAGAATCGTCGACGCAACCACGCGCTACTCCTTGCTCGGATTATCAGGAAAAGAGCTTCTGAGCGCCGTAGAGAGCGAAATGGCGGGCGGCTCAGTGTCGTACATCGACCGCGCGGCCCGCGGTTTAGCCTCAAAAGTCATCAATATAGGTAGAAGTGACGAGGCTGAAAGCCGTAAAGACGATTGGTCAAAAGTGGTTTACAGCGCATTATTGGACCAGAATGTATGTGATCCATGTGCATCGTTTGACGGTGAGGAGTCTACAGATGAAGAAGACCTTGAACCTGCCCCGTCGCCGTCTTGCGCCGGACTCGATCAATGTCGCTGCTTCCACGTATTTCTGAGCGTTTAAGCCACGTGCTTCCATGTCTTCCTATGCAGGATTGACCAGATGACTTGTTGTCCCACGGAATATCGTTGTGCGAGACTGTATTGCGAGATGCCGCCTATAGCGTAGGCTTCTCGGATTGTCCGTACCTGCTCAGGTGTTAGTTTCGTTTGAGGTAGACGATCACCGCGAGCAACGCGCTCCGGGTAAAGTCGACTAAAGTGCCTGTCTCCCTTTCCGCTTCTTCCCTTTGCGACCATATCGGCAAGATTCTGCGCCCTTGTCCCTTTGAATAAGTGGGCAGGATTGCAACACGGTGGGTTATCGCAGGTATGGCAAGCGTCATCCTGACTGGGATCAATTCCATAGTGTAACCAGAATGCCATTCGGTTAGTGCGATATTCGACGCGGTGAATCCAGAATCTGCCGTAGTTGCCACGTTTCGGGTTAGTTCCAGCGAGCCACGGCCAACATTCATCAGGTCCTCGTATATCAACGCTAGCCCAGAATCGGGCCTTATCACCGTCTGAAACTTCCGGAAGCGGTCGAAAGTGAATCGGCATAATTGAGTATCCCATCTCCCGTTGACATCTTAGACAGGTAAATATACCATAGACAGCATGAGACTCGGAGAAGTAATTAGACGTTGGCGCAAGATGTCAGACACAGGCATTCGTGAAGTTGCGCGCGAGATGGGCGTGTCACACGGCACGCTCTCGCGTATCGAGCGTGGTGAAGCGATGGACGGAGTAACACTGGCGAAGGTGCTGGGCTGGCTGATGTCGCCGGAGACGAACGGCGCGCGGAAGGAGCGGGAGAAGTGAGCGAGAAACGTAAACAGAAGCTGACGAAGGCGCGGCTATTAAAGAAGCTGGAGAAATGCGCCAAGTCTTACGATACTGAGGCGGCGCATTGTGATGCGGATGCTTTACTGGTGGAATATATCGACGATGAAGAAATCGCAGAGGCTTACAGTAAGGTTGATAAATGGTATGCCTAAGCGCCGCACCAAGGGAGGAGCGTTGTGAGTGATCTGGATCGCAGATACGCGGCATGGTGGGAACCAATGCTTATATTTTTATCAGTAGTGGCACTATTGGTACTTACTATTCGCGTATTGCGCAGTGAAACTCGCGACCTTCAGCGTCGGGTAGGCCAGTTAGAGAGTGAGAGAAGATGAGCGACGACGATAGACCGGCAACACTGAACGACGTGATAACCGCGGTCTGTGTGATTCTTATGGCGTTAATACTTTGCAATATCAGTGATACGTGTAGCAGGCGACTTCAGATCAATAAACTGCGCGAAGATTTACAGCAACGAAAGTAATCCAATGTCAGACTTGAACAAATTCCCCTTCACCTGCCCCAAATGCAGTCAGCGCTTCTCTGTTACCCCTCCCGATCCCGGCGTGCTGAATGATTTGCGCGCCTCAGTCGTCATCGCCCCGCATGAGAAGCCGATTCGCTGTTTCAAGTGCGGGCAGGAGTATTGCTTCATTGCGACTGCGGCTCAAGTTAGTTGGGCTATTCAACCGCTTACCGAGGAGCAGTCGGAGTTGTTGCGGGGGAGTAAGATTATTCCACCACCTGAGCCCACGTTGATATTGCAGTGAGGGAACCTCAATGCTCGACTACGCAACTGCGATTAAGGTGACAGAATTATACATTGGCCGGAAACTAATTGTTTCCAGTGGCGATATCCGCCTTGTAGTTAAGCCTGAAATTACTGATATACGTTTAGGGGATTATGATGAGCCACTGGTCACCGAAATAGCCTCACAGTCCTATCAAGTCTTTGTTGACGGAAAGCTGTACGCTTCAATTACTGTTTACCCGAAATATCCACGGTTACATTCTCCGATTCGTCTGACAAAAGATATCAAGAGTGGTGTGATGAGGCTGCAATTAGTAAAGAAATATACGGAGATAATGTGAACTGGTCCTTCTTCCAACGCAAAGTAGTCCTAACCTCTGACGATGTTCAGTGGTGCATGGCTCAAGAAGAATTTGCTCGAGTCGGGCTTGATGGTTATCTCAAATTCCAGGCGCTCCCGATTGATGACAAAGAGATTCTCGGCCCGCATCAGAGCTTCAGCGGCTCAGTGCGACAGATTCTCCGCGACTTCCTTGCCTCAGATTCGCAAACTCTCCTCCTCCTCGAAGAAGATGCAATCTTTCGCGATCTCTCGCACTTAGAGCAAGCTATCAGCGAACTGCCGGCCGAATGGGACATCCTCTATCTCGGCGCGAACCTCATCTGCTGGAACAATGGCGAGCAATGGCCGGAGCGAGTGAGTGAGCATTTGTTTCGCGTCTACGCTGCATGGACCACGCATTGTGTGGCGTTCAATCGGAAAGTTGTGACTTACCTGCTGGAGCATCAACCGGGATTGAGCGCGCAAATGTTCGATAATTATCTCGGTGAGCAACTGCCACATTTGAATGCTTACTGCATTGCACCAATGGCGGCGTATCAGCGTCCGAGGATTAGCTCGATCTGGCAGAAGGGGGAGATTGATGATTATGGGCCGATATTTGAGGCGAGTGAGGAGCGACTAAGATGAACTCAGATTATCCGGGGCAGGGAATGCCGTGGGCGGACTTCTTGCATCATCGTCGGCGTGTTATCGAGGAGTTTGTAGGCGAGGGCAAGTCCTTCGCGTCGATTGCCGTGATACTTTCGATGGACGCAGGGCAAGTTCAGGGAATATATGAGAATGGGGCCACAGACACGGCGAGCATGCTCAGTCGAGAGCGGATTGCTAAGGCTGCTATGAGGCATCCGGTGCCACGAGGGGTATTTTCAGATGAGTGAGGAGAGATTGAAATGAAGTGGCAAACAGTGCATGAAGCTCAGCCCTCTGGTCTAATCGTGGTCTATCGCTGGCGTGGCTTCTATGTCGGTGAGGTAGACGACTCAGGCGCTTATATTACGGGGAAGAATTTACCGGACGGATATCTAGGACTCGTGCCGGATGATCTATGGCTGTCAATTCGTATGCCTGTTGAGGGTGAGTAGAATGAACGTCGAAGAAGTCAAACGTCTCCGGTTACAACTAGAGACCGAGATATCAAAACTGGTCAATGCCTTTCAGTCAACCACTAGCCTTACGGTTGTTAGTTTAGGGCTTGAACACTTCTGCACTGATGCGGATATAGTGCCTGTAAACACACAGGTCAAAGCGGACGTGCGGCTAGAGTGGTCCTAACGATGACAGTCCACCTTTGCACCTTCTCAGATTCCAGCATGAGCCGCGCGGCTGAATTATGCGTTGATAGCGCATTGCGGAACGGTGTAGATCGAAATTGTAGTGTCGGGCCAAGCCAGCGGCCTTTCACGTTCGACTGGCTGTGTGACACTGATTTAGTTGAGCAGATGCCCCCTAAGTGGTGGGACGCACGCGGGAAAGGCTATTTTCTATGGAAGCCCTACGTAATCGAGCGTGCAATGCGCGGAATCGCGGATGGGGAAGTCTTGATTTATTCAGACGCCGGAGTCGAATTCATCGCTCCCGTCTCCCCCATCATCGAGCGTATGGATCAGGATGTGTTTCTCTTTGGCAACAACTGGGAGCACGCGCACTGGTGCAAACGGGATATTGTTGATGAGGTGTGGCCCAATGAGTCGATCGCTTTTGATTACGCCTTTGCATCCGAACAAGAAGAGGCGGAATTCTATAGCAAGCAATCATGGGCACGCTTCGGTAAACAAGTCCAAGCCTCAGTTATCTTCTTCCGCGTCTCCGATTACACTCGTCAATTCGTTGCCGAGTGGCTCAAGTGGTGTCTATTCGAAGGCGGGAGACTGATTGACGACTCTCCTTCACGTGCGCCGAATCACCCTGAGTTTAGAGAGAATCGACACGATCAGGCGATTTTAACGACGATGGCCTATCGTGAAGGTTTGCGCCTCCACGCATGGCCCGCCGTTTACAACCGCTTTCTGGGCCAAGAATTCGTTTATTCGAGAGAAGGTTATCCTGAGAGCGATAACTACCCCGCGCTCTTTCACCACCACAGATTTCGTAATTCTGATTTTGAGGTAAATAAAAATGGATCCATGGACACATGATCATACGTGGAGAGAAACAGACCGTACTGAGACACCTGAGGGTGTAACCGTTCAGAAAAGATGTGACGCCTGTGGAATGCTTATGTCCATTGGGCCAGGTCGCGTCGAAACTGAAGAAGAACGCTTTCGTAGGCGAGTAAAGGAGGCGGTCATAGAAGACATCAGAGCTAACGGTCCAATTCGCATGGCCCTGCTCGGCATTTCTCGAGGCTGATCACTATGCTTAACTTCCTCCACAAATACGGCGCAAACTACTTCACGAGTCAGAATTGCGAAGAGGGCGTGCTTATCGAAGTCGTCAAACGCATGGCTATCGACGAGGGCAGGTGCGTAGAGATCGGTGGTAATGACGGTCTGTGGTGCAGCAACACAGCGCTACTCCTCCAAGATCACGCATGGCACGGATTATTTGTTGAGTACGACTATCAACTCTATCTCAAGTCGAAAGAGAACTGGAAAGCTAACCGCAGAGTCAGGCATCAATGCTGCAAGGTAGATGAGCGCAATATCAACGCCTTTGTAGATGAGAGTTGCGATTTCTTATCTCTCGACACGGATGGAAACGACTTCCGCATCTTCCACGGCCTGCGGATGAAGCCGAAGATTGTCATCATTGAGATTGATTCCAGTATGCCACCTGATCAACTTGGCTTCAATCAGGACGGAGCAGCGGGGTATCGAGAAGCGGTTAGGCTGGCCCAGTTACGCGGATATTTCTTGCTCTGCCACACTGGAAACTTACTGCTTCTTGATGAGAAGTATCATCACCTGTTTCCTGAGATCGATCGCGATCCGTTGTATGAAGCTGAGTATTACTTTAATCGAGCGTGGTTGAAAGATGATGCGGCGTGACTGATTCGAAATATCACATATACCATGCGGCTGTTTTCGCCAACGTAGCGGTACGTCATGCCATATTCGGTTTCAGGAGAGAAGCTGGTTTCTGGACTAAGATTTGTATCTACCACCTTGCGCTTACGTTCTTTCGTCTCAGTTATGCATGTAAGGAGTGTGAGCACTATCGATGAACCTCGCCACCTTCGCCAAACTCGGATCATTCGGTCGCTTCTGCAATCAAGCTTTTCAGATAGCTTCATCTATAGGTATCGCACGTCGAAACGGATTTGATTTTGCTTTCCCCTACTGGCGCAACACGGACGCGCTCAACTTCGGACAGATAAACATCGTCGAGGTTCAGGATCGTTTCGTTAACCCACTGCCTGTTTACGATGGACCCGAGTTACCTGAGTACGGCGTACCCTTTGGTTATCAGGATGTAACTCTAAGCCATAGTGTCTCGCTGCTGGGCCATTTTCAATCAGAGCGCTACTTTGAACATGCAATAGATGAAGTGCGCTGGTACTTTCGTATGAAGGGCGAGCAGCCGCTAAACGATTATTGCGCGATTCACTATCGAGCTGGAGATTATGGCGCGTCTCCCACGAAGTACAAGCCACAGGGGAACGTTTTCCACCCACGTATGGCGCTCGACTACTACGAGCCCGCGATGAAGTTATTTGGAAGCGATCAAAAGTTCCTCGTCTTCAGTGACGACATTGGGGCTGCGAGAGAACTACTTGGCGATCGTGTCGAGTACTCGCAGCAGGCAGATGACTTAGACGACTTTCGCGCGCTCAAGACATGTCGGCATTACATTATCGCCAACTCCAGCTTTTCACTCATGGCGGCAATTCTCTCAGATGGAAACGATAAGCAAGTCGTCTGTCCGTCGCCGTGGTTTGGTGGTCCATATCGAGGCACGTTGGACGAATCAGACATCGCGAGCAAGGGCTGGCGGGTGGTAAATTGGGAGAGGGGAGAGGTTAAGGTGAAGCAATGAATGAACCTGAAGACATCGTAGCTATTCCGCCCTTTATGCAGGGTGTCATGGCGGGTATGAGACAGGCGATCAGGCAGAAGTGGAATGAAGCCGCCATGACTTTCTTTGCTCGTGCGATTATCAATAAGGATGTGGCGGTCGCCTGTGGTGAAGCTGGGTTTAGTGAAGCAATGATATTTCATCGTAATAAAGCCGCTTGGCTACTGGCTCAAGCAATGGAATGTTTAGCGCATAGTGCGAGGTTTGTATGAGCGCATCTAAGCAGATAATCCGTGATGTTGGCAACTCCGGTAACTACGAGATCGTGGTGACGGAGCGGCATAGTCATTGGCTCGGCTTCAACGTTTATCAAGTGTTAGGACGGACTGAGAGCGGCGCACGAATGTATAATCGCGATGGTTATTCCTCTTCTCCTGATCCGGTTGAGGATCGAACGGTGGCGCAAGTGTTCATTTCAGGATCGATTAAGTGGGATGGATGCTCGGATATGTCGATCGACGATGAACCGCTACACTTTTGCGGGCGGGATAATGTTGAAGAGTTTGCGGCACTTCTTTCTGCGATCTATGACCTGGCCGCAGAATTGATTCAAAGCTACGAAGGCGGATTAACGCCAGCAGAGACCGCCATTCGCGACGCCATGTTAGCGGTTGAGGATGCCGGGGCCGACCCGCTTCTGACGGAGGCTATAAACCTACTTCAGCAGGCTCGCGATAAGGTAGCTGATTACGTTGACCGTGATATTCTGAAGCCCACGCCACAGCGGCGAAATCTTTAGAAAGGAAGCTTCTCCAAAGACCTAGCCCTCTTGCCATGCGGTAGGAGGGCTTTGATTTCAGGCGATGGCGAACGGACTAACACTCAGTCAGCACGATAAGGAGTTGCTCACTATCCTTGCGGATTACGGCACTGATCTTACCCACATGTCCTGCGAATTCAGCCGCCAACAGGGGCAAGGTGTCGGGCACTTCAAAGGCGCACTGCGCAACTTTGGGGACGGGACGTATAACATCAGCTACGATCTTATGCTCTGCACTTACTGTGGCAATCTCCTCCCGCAATCACCCTGTTGTCCGGCGAAGTTCCAGCGCTTCAAACAGGCGTTGATCGCGCAGTATCTTGAGAAGCAAGCGCAACCAGTTGAACGCGAAGTGTTATTATTGCCAGCCTGGCGGGAGCCGTTGCTACTCACCACATCCTAAGAATAGCTTGCAATCGTTTAACGGAATTGTGTTAAAGTGTGCGGCTGATGAGTCGTAACGCGCAACCATACGCTAATTTGTCTGGTACGATGCAGGTTAATGAAGCGGGGCGGGTTGTCCTAATCACTGACAAGCCAGCCCGCGATCCGATGGACGTGGAAATAGAGATCATCAAACGCATTATGCATAACGCGCTGGACAGGCTGGAGAAGCTACGATCCGGCAAACGACAGAGATCTTGACAGCTAAGTAGCGAGCCCGCGAAACAAATCAGTTTCCCGCCCGCCCGATCCTTTCGGGGATTTGGCGGGATTTTCTTTTGTGCGGAGCCCTTCAAAATGAAGAACACTGAACGCAAATTCATCGATCTCAAGGATCTGAAGGTTTCCGAGGATGGTCCGGGTGAAATCTCAGGATACAGAAGTGTATTCGGGGAAATTGACGAGGGAGGCGACATTGTTGTCAAAGGCTTTTTCGCTGATGGAATCTCCGAGTATTTACAGAGCGGATTCACAGCGCACAGCCATGATTGGTCGTTCTCTGAAGCGGTAGGTTTCCCGGTTGATGCGAAGGAAGATGATTACGGCTTCTTCGTCAAGTCTCAGTTTCACTCCACTCCTGACTCACAAAATATCCGCACAAAGGCGCGCGAGCGATTGCAGGCGGGAAAGACGGTTGGCTTTTCCTTTGGCTATTCAGTCAAAGAGAAACAGTACGTCGAAGCCAAAGACTATAAGGAACAGCTCCCACAATTCATCAAGCCTGAACGCCTCGCCGCGAATATGAAGAAAGCCCAAGAGTTCTCTCGCATCCGCATCTTGCTCAAAGGCGAGACGATTGAGGACTCGCTGGTTACTTCACCCATGCAGAAACTCGCAACCGCGACGGGAGTAAAGTCGAACACTGAGCAGGTTGAAGAGAAAGGCATGTTCGAGGACACGCTAGCCAAGCGTGAGGAGTCTTTCTACTTTCTCTTCGATGTTCTTTGCTCGGCCCTCTACTCCGCTGAATATCTCAACGATTATGGCGGTGCAGCGGATTTTAACTATGTCGCCGCCGTAGACCAGATTCTTTCCGAGTTTACCTCTCGCATGAGAGCGGCAGTCGTAGGCGACGAGGCGGATATCATTGAAACCGCCGCCTCTCGCCAACCAATCGATTTCAAGGGTGATCTTCGAGAACGATTACCCTTTGCTAAACACACTGAAATAGCTCTAGGTGCTGTGGAAGTGTTCGCAAACAGAAGCGCGGCGCTCATTGAGATCCTCTCGGGATACTCGGAGCGCAGCAAGTCAATTATGGAACTGCGCGAAGCTAAGGCCGGCGCGGTCTACTCATCTTCTAACCTTACTCACATGACCCGCATCCACGACGCGATGGGGAAATTGAAAAAGGATGTCTCGGCGATGCACGGCGATATGGCCGCGCTCATTGCTAAGGCGAAGAAAAAAGACGAGAAGGCCGATGACGATCCTGAAGAGAAGTCTGATCAGCCGACGCTTGACGCCGCAGTTCTGCGAGCACAAAGCCTGCGAGTCCAATCGCAGGTGCTAACCAGGAGCTAAATTAAAATGACTAAATTACAGGAAAAGGCAGCGGCGCTTACGGCGAAGCTCGCTGCAATTAAGAAGTTCTGGGATGATACGAAAGATATCGAGCTCAAGGACTTCACCAATGAGCAGAAACAGACTATCGACACGCTCAATAAGGAAGCGCAAACACTCAATGACGAGATCGAAGAGGCGAAAGGCTATGACGCCATCCGTGCTCAGCAGGACGTGATGCGTACAGCGCTTAACACTCCTGTCGATCGTCCTGGCTACGCCAACACGGAAGCACCTGACGCCCGCAATGGTCGCAAGTCAACCGGACGCGAGTTTGTTGAAGATCCAAAGATTAAAAAATGGATTGAAGAGGAGCTCGGGTTGAAGGGCATGGGCGCACAGCTCGCCGATGGTATCAAGATTCATTCTCCCGCCGTGGAAATTAAACCCACCGAGATGAAGGGTGTGATTATGAGCGGCAGTGATTCGGGCGGTGCGCTGGTGCGGCGTGATTACGATACGCTTGTCGGGCTCCCGCTGCGGCCACTCACCATCGTGGACATGATTACCACAGGTCGCACGGGTTCAAACCTCGTTGAGTACGTGCGTATCAATCGGCTGACTCGCGCGGCGGCAGTTGTGCCCGAGGTTACTGACACTTCCGGTGCGGGTTACACGGCTGGTGCGAAACCTCAGTCGAGCATGGGCTATGAGATCGTCCAGGAAGGCGTCAAGACGATCGCGGTTTGGATGCCGATCACACGACAAATTCTCTCCGATGCGCCGCAGCTCGAGTCTGAGATTGACAACTTCGAGGAACAGGATCTCTTGCTCGCACTCGAAGAGGAAATTATCACAGGAACGGGCGGGACACATTTTCGCGGCCTGGAAAACACTCCTGGCATCACCCCGCATCCGCGACTGGCGGGCGACACCGACCTCCTCGTGACCACGCGCAAGGCTCGCACAACGGCAATGGTCGTGGCTCGTGCTCGTTCAACCGGATTCTTGTTTAATCCCTACGACTGGCAGGACATTGACCTGCTCCGTAACGCCACTGCAGGAAATTTTTACTTCGGTGGTCCGATCGTCATGGGCACTCAGCAACTTTGGGGTTTGCCTGTGGCTGAGTCGGAAGTGATTCCACAGGGAACCGCTTACACAGGGGATCTCAAACAAATGAAGCTGTGGGACCGTGAGCAGCCAACGCGGCGCATCACGGACTCCCATAGTGACTTCTTTACCCACAACTTGATCGCGATCCTGACTGAGCTTCGTGCGGCCTTTGGCGTGCGTAGACCAGCGGCGATTGTCAAGATCGATTTAGTGGTCGGCGCAAATAGTTGATAACAGTCTCCTGTAACGGCGCACAACACACCGTTACGTTAAGCGGCGGCTCTGTCTTGCTCCCGTGAGATGGAGCCGCCTTGAAACAATGAAACCACTTAAACTTCTCTTTATCGCGCACCTATGGACGCCTCTACACAACGCTGGTGGCGAGACCACAGCGCACGGGTTTATGCGGTCTATGGTTGAGCGAGGACATTCTGCGGAAGTTATTTGCAAGCCTGCCGAATCGGAGCCGAAGTTCGATACCTATGTGCATGAGGGAGTTAAAGTCACCCGCCCGCCTGAGGATCTTCGCTATCTGCACTCATGGATTCTTGATTACATCCGCAAATACGATCCTGATCTCATTTGCACACATTTGGATCTCACCTTCACGGCCATGCAGGCAGCATTGGATACAGATAAACCTCTGGTCCACTTTGTTCACAACTCAGACCAACTCAACTTCCATCGCGTGTCTCCATTGCGGTGTCAACTCGCCATTTTTAACTCGCAATGGATTGCTGAAGCGCAGCATTGGCAAGGACCGCAAATCATCATCCATCCGGTGATTGAGCCGGAGCGCTATCGTAGTCCAAAGGGCGAGAAGGTCACGCTGGTGAATCCGACTCCGGGCAAAGGTGAGGCAACGTTTTACGGACTCTCGCGACTGATGCGCGACTCTCAATTCCTCGTGGTCAAGAGCGTCTATGGCGAGCAGGTATTTCCGCCGGCAATCCCGGCAGAGAACTTCCCTAACGTCGAATTCATGGAGCACACGTCTGATATCAGGGAGGTATTTCGCAAGACTCGGATCGTGTTGATGCCATCTTTATACGAGAGTTACGGACGAGTCGCGGTCGAATCGGCCTGTGCCGGGATTCCGGCGATAGTGCATCCGACTGAAGGACTCCTGGAATCGCTTGGCGCGGATAGACCCGAGTGGCTAATTGAATTCACGAGAGCGAAACTCAAAGACGAACGCACGCCTACGCCTGAGCAGCTTAAAGGTGGTTGGGTATCTGGAGCGGGGATCTTCTGTGATCGGGATGATTTGCAATCGTGGCAGTTACAAATAGAGCGGCTCTATTCAGACGAGGTTTACTATCGCTCACGTTCAGACGCGGCGCTCAAGCTCGCTTCTACCCTAGACCCTGAAGCTGAATATGATCGCTTGGAGGAAGCTTTGATTTCCACGGCTGATACATGGCTGAAACGAAACGAGGTGGCGAAAGTGAAAATGTGGGTAAGTGATCGGCGCATCTGGGAGACGACAGATGGATTAGTTGCCGAAGTGAATGGGCGGATACCGTCGAACGCCACACGCTTAGCGGTGGGGATCGGTGGTGAGATGCCTGAGGAAGTAGCCGTGCGCTACGGCTTCATCCCTGATACGCGACCACAAGCCAAAGCTATCGAAGGTCCGGCTGAGAATAAAGCCATCAGCGCACCGCAGGAAAACAAGAAGCGCAAGAGCGCTTAATTATGTACGTCACTCCACAAGAAGTCAGAGAAGTCGCGGTCCAGATCACGCCTACGTCACAGCCGACAGCGTGGACAGACGAAATATTGCGTAAAGTGATTGAGCGGGCATCGCGCATCTTTGACAAAGAATGTGGAGTTGAGGATGGGTATTTCGAAGCTGCCTATTATCCGGTCTGGGAGGCGAGCCACAATTACCTCGTAGGTGACATCATTACGCCAACTGTGAGAAACGGCCATATCTATCGCGTGACTGAAGAGGGAACATCGGGCACAACTGAGCCAACCTTTCCCACAACTTCAGGCGCATCCGTTACCAGTGGCACGGTAATCATCACAGACGAAGGCCCGGACATTGGTCCGGTAGAGTTTACAGAAGCAGGGGCTGATGTAGCGCCGACCCAGAAGACGTTCTATGGTGATGGGACGGATTTTCTGGCACTTCCTCCCTATGTGCCAGGCACGTTGAATTCATCGCTTAGTTATCCAGATGGCTATGCAGAGTTGGAATTTGCTGAGCGTGGAGGATTCCTCATACGAACCGTAAACAATATGTATAGTAAGCGGCTTCTCGGCTGGTATCAGGGAGTGCCAATCACAGTTACCGCCGTGTGGGGTTTTCCTGAGACGCCGGCCGATGTGCAACACGCGATTATTGAGTTTGTGATCAATCTCGTGAAGGAAGTTGACCCGGCTTCGATCAAGATGATGAGTCTGGAGGGAATGCCCTTACGCGAACGAATGCCGCCCCGGGTGAAGCTAGTGGCTGAGAAGTATAAGTTTACAGGAGCAGTGCTGGTTTGAGATTCGTTGCAGAACTATTTGGGGATGTAATACTTGATCGCGCTTTCAATCGCGTGGATCAACACATCTCCGATCTGCGTCCGCTATGGCCCAATGTGGCAGGTGTAATCTATCGCATCCTCGGTACAGCGTTTGATACTGAGGGAGGTTCCACAGCAGCAGGCAAGTGGCAAGCGCTCACTCCACTTTATGCGAAATGGAAAACAGTCCACTTTCCCAATCAGCCAATCCTACGCGCTGAGAATCATCTTTACGAATCGCTTACCGATCCTGAAGCTCCCGACGCGGTTTATCGACCGGAAGCAGATCAACTAACCATCGGGACGCAAGATCCAAAAGCTCGCGCGCATCAACGCGGAGGAGGACGATTACCCGCTCGCCCGATCTTCTCGTTTACTGAAAGTGACAAGCGCGATATTACGAAGTCGATTCAGGCGGGCTTAGTCCGTTTTGTGAGAGAGACCGGATTTCAGGTTGAAGAGAGGGCGGCTTAATGTGGGCTCCCAATCCACGCGAGCCGGCGGCGTTCTTTGAAGGACCAGTAGTAGCAAATTGTAAAACGATCCTGGCGCGAGATTTCAAAGGGGGGCTCGACTACTACTATCCCGGGGAGAGACTACTTGACTTTCAGGAGCTCGTACTTGGACCAGCTCTCAGAAACGTGTTCCCCTGTTGTGGAGTTGAGCCGCACACGAATGCGATCACCGAAGCGGATGACAACTCGCACCAGATTGAGGTTTGTCGCATTCGACTCTATATGATCGTTACCGCTGATGGTCCTGATGCAGTGACGGAGAAGCTGTTCAAGTATGTGCGAGTAGCGCACTTGGTTTTACAGAATGCAAGAGCAGATTTTTTCACGGGAATGAGCAACCCTTTTGGAGTAGTGCTCGACTTTGAACATTTTTATGACTTGGTACGGACCAGTGAAACGATCATTGGACGAGGAGCGGCAGTGGAAGTAACCGTAAGTATTCGCGAACGATAAGGAGAGAAACGACATGGCTGATAATTGGCTGACTTCACGAGTGGCGCTGGGGCCGGGAAAAGTCTACGGCAATCTGGGCGGCACTACTAATGCGCCGTGGGATATAGCGTCCGGTACTCGATTGCTGCTCGCTACTGACGGGCAACCCAACGCTACCCAGAATCCCAATTACGTCCATCTGGGGATGACAGAAGGCGGCGAGGCGTGGTCAGTCAAGGATACGGCCACCCACTTCAAAGCGGATGAGTTTATTCAGCCGATCATTTCCCGGATTACCGATCAGGAAGTTTTGATCACTGGTTCGCTTCTGCAAATCTCAGACTTCGCCGTGCAGCAGATTATGAATCCGACTGCAACACGTTCGGACGTGGGCGGATCTGAGGGTCTCACTTTCGGCTCAGCTAACCCGACCATCGTCTATCGCTCGTTTGCCGTTATCTGGCCCGTAGAGGGAGACGCGACTAAGTTTCACGTCTTTCACATTTACAAGGGCTTTAACGATCAGGGCATGGCGGCGCAAATTACGCGGGCCAAGTTGGGCGCGTCTCCTTTCGCGATTCGCGGCTTCCCGATCACGACCAGAACGGACGGCGATTACACGGCGCGATTCTTCCGCCAAGTTTCAGGAGCAAGCTAATGACCAAACCAATGAGCGCGGCTGAGTATATCGCGCACGCTGAGAACGTTGACAAGGAACGGCCTACTGAGGTTAAAACACTCTCTAGTGGAGCGGTGTTTGAATTGCGCCGTCCCGATCTGGAGCGACTCGTGATTCTTGGCCTCGTTCCGCAATCGCTGCTCGAGGAAGGCGTCAAAGCTTGGGAAGCAGGCGGACTCAAGGAAAAGTCTTCGCTGAGCCTGAGCATGAAGGACACACAGCGCGGACTTATCCTGATGCGCGAAGTGGTGGCGGATGTTTGTGTGAGTCCGCCATTCAATGAAGCCACGGCGAAGTACTTTCTCAAAGAAGACTTCAATGAGATCTATCATTGGGCCATGAAGCCGCCGGAGGGGCCAGCCACCGAAGGCTTGCGCAAATTTCGTAAGGGACGAAAGCGGCGCAATTCTGCTGCAACTGGCGCTGACAGGTCGGAACTTCAGCCAACGTCCATCTCAACTGCTGCAAATTAAAGATGATGTCACCGCTCTCGATTTCGACCTAACCTGCACAGCGCGGCTGAGATTGTACGATGCGGATTTAGAACGTTTGAAACTGGACGCAATGAGTATGGGAGCATTGAGTCGATCGCTTGGAACGCAAACAACAACAGCTAGCCCGTTCCGCGACACCGGAGAAGTCGTCACACAGGCTAATTTTAGAGATCAGGGATTCTAAGTCGGTGTTGATTTGCCAGCATTGCGAGAAGCCGATACTGGAGATTGAAAATGGGGAAATCAACATCGGCTCAAAACATGGATCGAGCAAACACAAAAACATTCTGACGATTGAGTACCTGAAGCTGCTCGTGTTTGAGATGCAGCGACAAAAGGGTGTCTGACAATTTAACCGGAGTGATTCCTTTAGTGAGTCCAGTTTCTTAGGTGAGGCTGGGCTTTTCTATTTTATGGCTGATGACCTTTCATTATTGTTTAAGCTGAGAGCTGATAACTCTCAAGCTAAAGCGGCCATCAATGATACCCGCACCGCAGTTGCGCAGCTCCGTCAGTCTTTCGGCCCGGAACTGACACAAACCGTCGATACAGCAAACAAAGCATTCTCCTCCATCTCCGATAATCTCAACCTGTTTGTTAGTCAACGTGTCCCACTCGTAGGCGGGGCGTTTGTTCGTATTACCGAGAATCTTCGAGGTTTCACCGGGCAGAGTAAAAATAGTGAGCAAGCGATTGCGGGCGTTGCTAAATCGATTCAATCCATTGCCACAGAATCAGGTAAGACAGTTCCTCAGATCGCTTCCTTCCTCACGAAGTTCATTCAGATCGAAGGCCAGGCTAATCGAGACAAGGAGGCGGTCAGTTTCTTTGGCGCGTCACTGGCCCAGAACTTAATCCCACAACTTGAGAAGACGGGTACAGCGCTGGCCGGCGTAGCTGAAGAGGGCGCGGCCACTGCTGGGTCTTTAGCGGCGGCGGCAGGTCCGATAGGGATCGCAGTGCTGGCTTTAATCGCGCTCGCTGCTGGGGCGGTGCTGGCGGCTAAAGAGCTTTTTGAACTCACCAAACGAGCGGCTGAGTTTCAAGGCCGGATGTATGACCTTGCGCAGCAAACCGGACTCAGCGTCAAAACCCTTTCCGCGTTGGAAGTGGCGGCAAAGACAACCGGTGGTGAGTTGGGATCGATCACACAGGCCATTGTTCTCTTTCAACGAAAATTAGACGAAGCGCAAGATCCACTTAGCAAGACGGCTGAACAATTCCGTACGTTAGGAGTTGACACTTCCGATACTGAAACCTCACTCCGCAGTGCCTTTACCGCCCTAGCCGCCATGCCGGAAGGGTTTGCGCAAACGAATGCGGCGGCTGAGCTATTCGGAGCGCGGGGCGGTAAACAGGTACTCGCGATTCTTAAGGAGACGAACGGGAATCTTGACGAAACTATCAAACGTTTGGAATCGCTGGGAATCCTGATCTCCGAGGACGATGCCCGCGCGGCTGACATATTCAATGATCAATTAGCCACACTGGATTTTCAAACTCGGGCGTTGAGCGCCGCCTTCGCGAGGGAATTGATGCCAGCGTTCCTTGACGTGATCAAGACAACGGGAGAATTGGTTACTACGCTACGGCCATTGGTTTCTATTTTGGGAACGCTAACCGGAGACGTGCTGCGCGGTGCGTCTGTAGGATTCAAGGGATTATCTTTAGTACTGCAAGCGGTGACGCGAGATTACGTAGGACTGGCCCGAGCTATCAAAGAGGCTCACGATGCTCAGCAGATAACACCCATCACGGTTCCTGATCTTAAACCCGTAGCTCTTCCCAGTATTCCATCCGCGCTTAATGTTTCACGCGAAGCTGTGAGTGACGCCGAAGCGGTGTTAGCCGAAGTCAGACGTAAGGCCGCGCAGACAAATCAGGCCCTTGATGAATCATTCCAGGAAGGTCGTATCAATCGCCAGAATCAAACACTCGATATCATTGCGAGCAATAAGCAGGTTTTAGAAGCGGACAAGGCGAGGATTGATGCGTTACTCACTCAGAAGGAACGGGAGATCCAGGCACTTGATGAAGCAGCTAAGAAGCGTGGGGAAATTGTTAATCGCGAGACTGATCAATACCGGACCATCAATAAGGAAGTCGCCAAACTTCAACAGGAGCGACTCGATAAGGAAAATGAATTCGAAGTTACCTCACGAGCCCTGCGAGCAAAGGCCGCACAGGAACGAGCGCAATCTCTCCGCGGTCAACTCCAGAACGAAGGCGACATCCTTGTCAAAGAATTCGATCGCACGATCAAAGATATCGAAGCAGCAATTAAGCGAGGCTCACAGGAAGAAGCGGCAGGACTCACCACGATTGAGCAACTTGAACTCCAGAAAGTTGATGCGCAACTGGAGACGCTACAGAAGCAGAAGGATATCGGATTTCTTAGCGTGCAGGAACAGAAGGACATCGATGCTCAACTCCAGAAACTGCAACAGGAAAAGGATCAACTCGACGACGATCAGCGCAATCGGCGATTACAGCGAGAAGCGGAAGCCGCCGCGCGTAATCGTGAGATTCTGATTGCGAATCTTGAAGCGCTTATCCAACTGGAACAGATCTCAGGTGAGCGGCGCATTGACTCGATTAAGAGTCTCGCAGCGGCTCGGATCATTGCGGAAGAGGATGCGGCTAAGCAGATCCTGCAAATTAGATTAGGTCTGATTGATGATGAGATTGCGGCTACAGAAGCAAAGCTCACTGCGTCTAAGTCGATTGCGGATAAGGACGAGCGTATCCGCGTCCAAACAGAACTGAACAATCAAATCAAAATCCTCACCGAGCAACGAAAGACCACACAGGCTGATGGCAACCGAGAGATTGAAGAGAAACGACAGGAGGATCTCGATAATGAGCGCCAGTATGCAGATGATTTAGCCGAGATCAAACGACGCACTCAGGACATTGAGCGCGACGCGGCGGAAGAAGTCATCCGTCTTATGGTCCTGCACTTTGCACGGCGGAAGGACATCATTCGCGCTCAGCGTGATTTGGACCTTGCCGATGAAGCCGCGCGACACCAGCGGATAAGAGATTCCATCAGCGCCCAACAGCGAGAAGTAGATGAACAGATCAGGATTATCGAAAGCCATCTCAAGGGTCTGAAGATTGGCACGACAGAGGAGATCGAACAGTACGAGCGGCTGATTCGTGAGCTTGAGAAGCTTCGCATTAAACGTGGCGAATTGAAAGCGCAGCAGGATGCAGAGAAGTCTCGCAGCGATACTCGTCAACAGGGAATCACAGACAAGAGCAACGCTGATCTCGAACGTGAAAATCCACTCAGCACGAGATCGATCTTTGGCGATTCATTCAAAGAACACTTCGATGCCTTCAAACGAGCAGCGGAAGAGGCTGGGGAACCGATTAGCGATCTTCGAGCGAATTTAGAAGCTCTTGCTCAGACTGCCGCGGATGCCTTTGGGCAGATGAGCGTCGATACCGGGAACTTCGCCTCGTTCGCCTCTGAGGCATTTGGGACACTCGCTCAGGGCTTGGGGCAGATTGTTGAGAGCTACGTTTTACTCGGGGCGACGGGTCCGGCAGTATTGCGGAAGCTCCTTGCCCAGATTCTAGCCCACCTTGCGGCGGAAGCGGCTGTTAAAGCCATTTTTGAATTAGCCGAGGGTTTTGCCCTGCTCTTTATCGATCCACCCGCTGCAGGGGCGCATTTCACCGCCGCGGCCCTGTATGGCTCAGTGGCTGGAGTGGCGGCAGTGGCTGGACGGGCTGTAGCCGGGGATCTATTCAAACCACAATCAACCGGAACAGGGGCAGGGTCGAGAACAGGTACGGGCTCGTCCACTGGGAGTCAACGTTCAACACAACCTCAATCCGTGAACTTGGATCGTCCGACTCAACAGCCACCACCGTTCAACGTCAATCTCAACGTAACTGTGACCCGTGATGCGGGTTCTATTGTAGATGCGGTAGTTCAAGACCATCGCAACAACGGAGAGATTCGCCAAATGATTCTGAAGGAGAAAGTAGCCTGATGCCGAGCGAATTCCCCTTCCCGTCAGTCAATTCAGCTTACCCGATCCCTCTATTCTATGAGGCGCAGATGGAAACGTTTGTAGTAGGGCGGACGATCTACGATGACAATGGCGCAGACACGAAGAAACAGGCAGGTGGGACGGGAATGAAGTCGTGGATCGTCCGCTACGATGGTCTAACTACGACTCAGGCTGCGATTCTCGATGCGTGGGTATTGTCAATGTGTTACAGCCCGGATGAAGGCTCAGCTTTCGGAGCTAACTTTCGCGAGCACATCTTTGGTGAAGCATGGACCAGTACGAGCGGGACGTTATACGCCAATGTTCACATCGCACCGGGAGGGTATCGCAAGAATCACGTAGGAGTGGATATTCAGGCGCGAGAATTCCTGTTAGAGAAACGGCCTTAGATGCAGACTATCAATAGCGCACTACAAGCTGAATTAGATAAGGGACAAGTAGAGCCGATTGTGCTGGTCGACTTGTATGAATTCTACGACTACGACTACGTTCCCGGCATCAACGGGTTCGATCCTAACGACGCGATTGAGAAGTTTGCCGCTGAGGAGATCACGTGGAATGGGTTTGCTTATCGACGAGAATTAAAAGGTCGTGGTGATATCTCGCGCAGCATGGGCGCGAAGACGAATAGTGTCACGCTCAATTTCTCAAACATCAGCCGTTATATGGCCACCTTCGCGCAGACGAAACCAATCGAGGGATTATTCCTTGTTATTCGCTGCGTCGCTCCAAGTGTGACTACGGATTCGCTTGTAGAATTTCATGGCAAGTGTGATAAGCCATCTGATATCGACAAGGGAGAGTTTACACTTTCAGCGCATGAAGACTTCGGCAATATCAATAACACAGTGCCACCTGATAAGTTTCAAGCTGATGATCCCGATGGACGACTGCCGAGTGATCCTCTGTTCGAAGGCATTCCCTTTAACGCTATTCAGGGCTCCAATACTTTTCCACAGGTACAACCCTCCACTTCATTCTTTGGCCGGCTCTTTGGACGCCATCAGACGGTTTACAAAACCCTGCAATGGTCAAGTATCGACGCGACTCCTTTGGGTCAGGTCATCCCGGAAGTTTTTGGGCGCTGTCAGATGCAACTTATTCCGATCGCGTGGGCTGATAAGGGATCGCATATCGGCTTCCTCATGGCGGCGTGCAAAGGGCCGATCGCGAGTATGGATAACATCAAGACCAGAAATGAAGGCTGGTCTGATCCTGAGTGTAACTTCCTCGGTGCACCGCCAGGCATCCATCTCGGTGACGCCGGCGGCACAGGCACAAACACGGGTAATATTTGTCAACCTGATATCGGCGCGGGATTACTATTCTCTCACCTGGCATACATCGATGGCGCTTCACTCGCCCCGGATCCTGAGGCCGCAGTAGGTACGGAAGACGGACCAGTCACAGTCACGGCGATCATTCGCGGGCGCATCGTTCCGCTTCCTGATGGTTCTAACGAGTACACTATCGAAGGCTGGACGGACAATCCGGTTCATATTGCGAGGTTCATCCTTACTGCTCCGAAATGGGTCAATATCAATCCCGCATTCATGCAAGATGATGTGTTAGTCGAGACCGCGAAACATTGCGATTTCCCACTCGTCGACAATACAAATACACAGGTAATCACGGTTGCTGGGCCGGACATCAATCAGGCAGGCTCGGCCTTCACTCGTTATTTGCCAACCGGGATTATTAACTCGCGGTTGATTCTCTTCAACGATTTGGGCGATGGTTCAATCGTCCCTGAGTTGGAAGATGGTCCATATGTCGGCATCGATCCGTCCGATCCGCTACCTGATCCGTCTGATCCGAACGATCCAACGTTCATTAGTCAGAAGCCGCTGAGGAAACGTTACACTGCAAATTTCCCGATCACCGATACCGTGCCAGCGGTGGACCTGCTCTATAAAACTCTCTTCCCAGCGGCGAAACTCTACATGCGGGTGAATAAATTTGGCCGCTACGAGATCCGCTCTGAACATCCTTCTGACTCAACACGATTGAGAACTGCCACAGCTATTGGCGATACCTCAATTCCGCTACTTGATGTAACTCCGTGGAAAACTGGACCAGATCTCTTACAGGGAAGAATTCTCCTGGGCTTTGGCTTGACTACGAGCGAAGTGCGAACGCCATCTGCTGCTGTATTTTCAACATCCGGCAATTCAATTACCTTAGCCGCGAGCGCATCAGGTGGAGTGACAGCTACTGCATCAGGCGGGACACTCACAGGTGGCTCAACTTCCGTGCAGGCCAGTGGGACGATTACGATCGGCGGCACTCCGGCAACAGGTAACACCATCACAGTGACAATCAACGGCATTGCAGTAAGCTATACTCTCGACTCTATTGATACGACAGGAACAACCGCGGCCATGCTTCATCACTACATCAACGCGAATCAACGTTTGAATAAATATATCCGGGCCATCTGGAGCGCGGCATCACCGACGATTATCACAATCGTCTGCCTGCACGGGGCGCTCACCGTCCCTGCATTGTTGAAAGCGCATACTATCGGTATTAATGACCCCACTTCCGCGCCAACCGTAGCGGCGGCGGGTTCCGGCTCATTAGCAGCGGGTACTTATAAAGTCGCTTATGCTGATGTGACGAATAGCGGTTCGACCGCATTGACTGCTCTCGCCTCTGTTGTACTCACGGCGAATCAGCAAATTAACGTGTCATCTCTTCCTGCTCTCGCTGGAGTAGCGCGTGACTTCTACATGAGCGAGCGTGAGAATTCCACCAATCTTCGATTTATTACGACGCGCACAAATAACTCGAATTTCTCAATCAACGCACTACCAGATCCTGGCGCTGCAATTCCGCCGAGCTCAAATACGACTTCTGAGGAATTGATCCGTGTGGCAATGTCGTTCGCAACGAATTCTCAAGATGTATTTCCCGCGTGGTCTAAGTTGCGTGTAACGGTGCTGAATGAGATCTACTTACCAACTATCGCCAATGGTCATCGTTACAAAGTCACGACAGCAGGCACAACCGGAACCACTGAACCCTCGTGGCCTACTTCAGCAGGCGGGACAGTTGTCAGTGGGACAGTGACATTCACCGAGGATGGCTCAACTGTTCTTCAGCAAGCCGGACTCACTCGAGCAAATGTGGTTAAAGACTCGTTCAAGTGGCCGCTCGGTTCACGACAGGAATCGATCAATCAAATCAAGGGTGACTTCCGGGATGCAAAGAACGACTTTGCCCTCACGCCCTTCACTTACAACGATAAAGCACATCAGTTGCAGGTAAAGAAAGTGTTCTCAGAAAAGCTTGATCTCACAGCGGTTGATTCGGTTCATCAGGTGGCGCGAGTGGCCGGATGGAAGCTTTCAAAGTCCCGTGAAGGTGATTGGTTTAATTCCCTCGCTACAGGTCCGGCAGGACTGGTGCTGGAAGAGGGTGACGTAATTTGCGCCTCTGACGATTCAGGTGGATTGGTCAATGTCGTTACGCGGATTGAGGACTTGCGAATCAAGCCAAATCACGATGTACTGGTTAATCAAGCAAGACGTTATTCGACCACAATGTTTTCTGATGATGTGGGAGCACATCGAATTCCGCTCGCTTCGACACTCAGATATGTGCAAACGAAAGACACGTTAGCTGAGTTTATTGATACTCCTACGCCAAGAGAGGCAGATTTACTCAAACGAGGATTTTATATTTCTGCTGGACACGATCTCAGTATCGATGGAGACTGGTCCGGCTGGGCGTTGTGGGCTGACTTTGGAGATGGTTATACATTCCTCACCAGTGGCGATGTGCCCGCGTCAATCGGAGTCGCGTCAACTACACTCGGCACAGTGGCGAATATCGTCCCACTCGACACAACCAACACTGTCACGTTCTCATTCAAGTACGAGGATCCATTCCCGTCATTAGTAACTTGCACTGAGGCCGATCTGGTAGCGAATCCTTATCGCAACCTGCTACTGATTGGAAATGAATACGTGCAAGCGATGACGGTTAACAGGTCCGGCGCGAACATCACGGTCAGTAATCTATTCCGAGGCCGCTTCCACAGCGATGTAGAAGGTTTAGTACATGGTGCAAGTGAGCGCGTGGTGCTGATCAACGGCGCAGAGAAATTCGTGGAAATGAATCCTGATCGGGTGGGCTTCCCTTTCAACTACAAATTCGTTACTGCGAATCAGGATCTCGCCGACGCTACGCCGATCTCGTTTACATGGACCGGGCAATCGCTGCGAGCAGCGCCGCCGACTGATTTGGATGCTCCGCATGATAGCTCGGGCGACTTTTCTATCTCATCAGTAGGCCATCCCACTGAGGCGCAACAGCCTGAAACCTACATGGTCCAACTGACGCGAGATTCTACCGATACCTTCCTGCGTAACATCCCTGTCGTGCCGGGTGTGCGTCAGGCAGCGATCCTCGATCATATTATTCATGCTGAAGGTGGTGGAACATACTTTCCAACTACTTATGCAGTCATCTCAAATAACAACGTAATCGGAGGGGCAGATCCGAGTGCCGCCTTCGTCACACAGCCAGTAACGGTAGGTACAGAGATAAACACCCGTGTTACTCTCACGCCACCGCCCAGCCCATTTCTATCTGGCTATGCACAACTAAGTTTTGGTCCAAATGACTTCACCGATCCATTTGGAACCGCTACCGGGGCAATCTTTAGCAATAACGGCAACTCAACCACAGAGACGCACATTATTGTTTTTGACTGGAATACTGCTCAGGAATTCTTTGTCGATGTGCCGACAGTTGACGGTATTGTATATGTGCGGGTGGTGTGGTCCGGGACTGAATTACGCTGGCAGTTTTCTGGGTCTCCGATTAGCGCAGCGGCCAAGCCTGATGTAATTCTAAAGGGCATTGCGCCAACTGATCCAACCTTCTTGCGTGTGTCGCTACAAAACAGCGGGCCTAGTGGAACAAGCGCCACTAAAGTTGAAAACATCACGCTCGGCGGGGCGGGCAGGCCGCAAACTATTTACAGTCTGGGACAACAGGAGAATGATAATAGCGGTGCAGGTATCGCGACGGGTGATCTGCGCGTGGAAATGTGGCAAGTCTCACCCCTTGCGCCTAACCAGAAAGGTCTATCAGTGAAGGGGGTATTTTAAGTGGGCGACACCCCCAATAGAAACTACCCGATTCCCGATCCAGCTGCGGCTATTCATCCGTCCGTGCGCGATATGATCATG